TGGTCGGCGAGTATCATCACGCGCCGCGGCGACATGTGCTTGCGGTCGGAGTCCATCGAGGCGTAATCGGGCATATAGTTCGGGTCAGACTTGAAGTTATGCCACATCCCCGCGAGGTCGCCTGATACCATCGCGTCGATGAGCGCACTCGCGATGCGGTAGTTCGTCTTTGCGCATTCCGCGCGGAGATCCGAGCGTAGCCCGCGTGACGACATCAGCTTCAGCAGCGTCATCAGATTCTGATGCTCGCGCATCACCTCGCGTGCGGGACGACCCGTCTCCAGTTTCGCTCGCATCTGTTCCAGCTCGCCCGCCGCGCCCGCCAGCTCGGGCGACGACGCCTGACGCGCCTGACGCGCCTCTTCCGCTTCTCGCTCCGCCTCCTCGTCATAATCCAGAACGAACCGACGCAGACGCTCACGCGCACCTGCCGATTCGCGCGACGCCTCCTGCTCAAACACCGACTGAATCGCGCGTACATACTCGTCCTCTTCCGCAGGCGTCGTCACATAGTAGAGGAACCTGTCCGCGAACGGAACCAGCGAGGAGCGCATCTTGCCCATCTCGCCTTCCCAATCCGCGCGGTTACCGAGCATCACGATGCGGAACGGAACGCCCAGCCGACGGTCAGCAACGATACCGTTTGTGATGAGCGACAGCATCGTCTGCAGAATCTGCGGTGACTTGGTCGCCTCATCGAATACCAGCACCAGCGGTACGCCGTGCTGTTTGCAATACTGAATCTTGTGTTCCAAATCCGCTGTGAACATGAACCGCACCATGCCCTCGTCAATCGCTTGTGCGCCCATCTGCTCTGTGATGTTGTAGACTGCCGATTGCACATTCACGATATGGACGCGGAACGGCGCGGCATTCTGTTCCGACATGGCGTCGCTCATGTTCATCATCGCTTCCCACAGCGTGGTCTTGCCCACGCCAGGGGCGGAGAGCATCATCACGGGGTGTCCGACGGCGTTCCCGTTCTCATGGATACGCACGGCGAGATGTGCGAGCATCATCTGGCGCTCCATCGGGTTCAGTCGATCGATGGCGTTGCGCAGCGTCTCGCGTACCTCTTCAGGGAGCTGTTCGACATCCAGTCCTGCGGGCGCGGCGCTGGGAGCGCCCGCGCCGTGCGACGGCGCGGGCGCCTGAGGAGGAGACACGAGAGGATGAGACACGGAAGGAGGAGGTGAGGAGGTTGGCGATGCAGGGGAAGACTTCTGCTTGCGTGCTTCGAGCGGCTCGCCGCGCTCGCCGCGCACCCAGTAGGTCTGCTGGTAGGTCGTGCCCTCGCGATGCACCATTCGCTTCTCAGGGTGTAGACCACGCGACATCGGGCTCGGATGGTACTCGTACCGCTCCGAGAACAGCACCGTGCGCCACCAGACGCGACGCTTGCGACTAATCCGATTCGATGTAACGATTCGCATGAGACGCTCCATGATGAGTATACGCCGTCGAGACCAGCGCATCGACTCGTGAGACCAAATCCATGTCGCTCGGCGCGTCGCTGTTGCGCACCTCATCCGCAAGCACATCGATAAGACCGACCAGCACCATCCACGGCGAGGAGTCGGGGTCGCCCTGATACGACTCGGCTAAGTCCAGCAGGTGCTGTAGCAGCTCGCGCGGATCCGCATCGCCCAGACGCGCCATGGCGCATGCGACGCCGACATCACGGGCACGCTCCAACAGCGCGTCGATGTCCTCAACCTGCAGTATCTCCTGCACAATCGGCGGTCGCTTCATCTTATTCCAGCCTCCGACGAATCGATTCGATGACCGCGTCAAGATACCTACTGCTCATGCCCAGCTCGCGTCCAATATCCGTGCGCGATTGACCCGACACGAGCCGTTCCGCCACCTCACGCTCTTCTGGCGACATCACTGCCAGAGTCGCCGTCCATTCCAGCGCATCGTCACTCGCCTCAGCGTGCATCGCACACCTAATATCCCACTCGTTGTAGGCAATCTCCTTCCGTTTGCGCAGGTATTCTCGACCCGTGTTCGCAATCGCGCGGCGGATGTACCGCTCGGCGCTCTCCATGCGGATGCGCGGCGCGTTCACCCACAGTTTGACTGCGACCTCGTTCGCCAGCGACTCCGCCTCGTCGGTCTCGATATGGTACGCTTTGAGATACCATGCGAACGCGCAGTCGCGCACACACTCCGCAAACAGGTCGTACTCGCAGGTCTCATGACCGCGCTCCAAAGCGACGAGCATCTCCCGCCATCGCGTCATAGATTACCATCCGCTTCCCGTGCGCCGTACACTCCGAACGCTTCGCACGGGCGTCGGCTGCGACAGCGGCGCGAACACTGGCAGCATCCATTCGACCGATTCGCCCAGCACATGCGCCCAGCCCCGTTCCAGTCGCTGCAACTCGTCTTCCGCCTGCTGATACAACTGTTGGGCGTAGGGGTTCATGGACGCGCCGATGTTGGTTATCGCCAGCGTTCGCGCCTCCACCAGCGCCGCCGCCAACTGCATCGCTATCGTGGGTATCGGTGGCTTCGCAGGCTCGTTCGTCGTCATCATGCGTGGGTACAACCGCACCAGACGCGAACGGATGTACGACTCCGCAGCATCGATAGCCGCCTGCAACACGGAATCGTCTATCGGCTCCAGATTCCGCACATAGAACCGCACCTGCGCTGGCGTCACCCACGACATGGCTAAGTTCTCCCGTGATGTTTGGATGTGGGTGCGCTCCGCATCAGAGCGCACCCGCTACGATTATGCTGCCGACATCACATTCTGGATTAGCACCCCGCATGCACGGGCGATGACCTTGTGCGTGTAAATCCAGTCCACCTCGATCCATGTGCCGCCGTCGCGTTCGACATCGATGTAGATGCGCACATTCCGCTGACGCGCCTCGAAGGTCGCCCCGTAGGTCAGGCGACGCAGACCTGGCTTATCGACATAGCCCACCCAGACATCGCGTCCCCATATCTCATCCATCCGACTGGTCAGTGTGATTTCCTGCGGGTCGAGACTGCGCGAGCCGAACGGGTCTGTCGGGAGCTGAAGCGCCGCCGCTTCCAGCACTTCCAGACCCCACAGGTTCTGCGGGAGCCCGCTCTGGGTCAAGTCCGTCACATAGCGTCGCTCTTCCTTGATCTCCTCGATTGCCAGCATCCGCCGTGCAATCGTCGAGGGTATCACGACCACATTCGGACGACGCCCCGTCGCCGTGAAGATGAGGTTGCTCGCGTTAATCAGGTCGGTCTTCGGTGACGAGACGGTATAGTTGTCCCACGGCGTCGTCGGCGTGAACGCATGCAGGTTGTTCGCAGGGTCGCGCAGGGTACGCGCCGCGCGGATCTCGCGGTTGAGCAGCAATAGGTCAGTCAAATGCTCCGTCATATCGACTTCCAAGTCGATGGGCCCCGACACATTCTCGCGCTGACGCGGTGTGATAATATCGCGCAGCGAGTGCTGCTCGCACATGTACCAGTCTGCCTTCCACCCGAACGACGCCTGCTTCGCCGTGTCGCCGTCCTGCCGCGTGTCATCGACATACCGAAACGCGGAGAGGTCGTACACATAGAACAGGTCGCTTTCCTTCTTCACGGGCATCGACGGGAAGATGCGCTCCGCGATGTACCCTTCGGGACGGTACTTAATGCTGACATTCGTCAGCACCTCATCGTAGTGAACTCGTTGCGCTTGTGCGACTGCCATCTTCTTAGCCTCCTTATTGCACGAATACGGTGCCTGTTAGCAGGCGGACAGGGATGACCTGCGGGTTCGTCGCCGCGTCGGCGGTTGTCGAGCGCAGCGCGATGCCGATGGGGAAGAACCGCTGCTGCTGGTTGTTACCCGTGCGGTTAAACGCAGCGTCGTTGTTCGCAAGCGCACGCACGGGGGTAATGAGGAAGTTGTAGTCGCGTCCGAACTCTGGGTGGATAATCGGACGGAGTTCGGGGATGCGACTGAACGGCGTCTGCGACGACGAGCGCACCAGCAGGCGGTTGCTTGCTGTCGTGTCGCCAGCTGCCAGCGCCGCGAACAGCAGGTCGCCCGCGTTTACCTGCGCGTTGACGATGAGCGGGGCAATCCCGTCCAGTGCGACCATGACCTCTTTCCCGTCCAGTGCGAACTGGAGCGTGACGCCGATGATGGGACGCACCAGCGCCCACTGCTGCGTGGAGCCCTGCGCGACATTCGCCCAGTGCGCCGTCGGGTTCCCAGCGGAGACGATTAGTCCCGCTTCGGGGTTGATGCCAGGCTCAGGAATCGAGCCGTGTCCCGCGTCCCACAGGATGACCGCTGTGTACCGCGCAATCGCGGCGCGACGCGTGCGATCGAAGTCGTAGTACCGAAAGGTCGTCGTGAAATGGGTCTTATGTGCTTGCATTCATGTCACCCCCTAAATCTCGCGTGCAGCGCGTTTGATGGCCTCGCCGTAGGTGATGCCCTCACTCGCGGCGATGCGCTCAGCGCGTGCGATGAGTTCGCGCGTGGTGCGTTCCTCGCCCGTGCGCAGCGTGTACCGTAGCGGCTGCTCCGACAAGTTCACGCGCGGGCGATTGGGAACCATCTGCGCGACTTCTTCCAGTATCGCGAGTACGAAGTCCTCGACGGGGACTCGCGCGTCCGACGGCGCGTTCTCGCTCAGGCGCACGATCCGTGACTCGGGCATCTCGGAGCGCACATCCGACAGCGTCACTGCACGACCGCGTAGCGAGTCGAAGATGTACCGCGCGAGACGCAGTATCGACGGCGGAACGGTATGCTCGTACTCCGACAGGAGCAAGTCCCTGTCGGCTTCCCACTGCCGCTCCTCAAGCTCCGACAGACGCACTCGCAAATCGCGAATCTCGTCCTGTGGTACGGTTGCTTGCGTGTTCATCGTGTTGTAGCCTCCCTGATAGGTTGCGGTTCGAGCGCGTTCTGATAGCGTGACCACCTGTGCGGGATCCATGCGCTTGATGTACGGTCGGTTCGTGAGCGCGACCGCGCGGAGCGCGGTGACCTCGCGTCGTGTTTCAGGGTCTCGCCCGCGCACGACCAGCTCCGCACTGGCAAACCGCAGACGACCGTCCCGCACGCGGTCGAGAACCTCGTCGGTGGTCGGTCGAATCGTCGCGTACAGCGACTCGCCCTGACGCTCCAGCGCCGTGACCCATCCGACCGCGTCGGTCGAATCGTCCATGTGGTTCAGATTGACGGGCAGCTCGTACCCGAACACCCCGTCGCGGAAGTTCCGCACGATTTCGTCAAGGTCGCGTTCCGTGACGACGAGCCGCCCTTCAGGCGCCATCTCGTGCAGCCATTCGCCCGTGCGCAGCA